GCATGACCCCCACCATCACCGCTGCCCACATTGCGGGTCTACTGGCTGAATCCAGGTATCACGACGAGGCGCAGGCAGCGTGGTGCCGCATCGCTTTGGGGGATGGCGACGGCGACGACTGCACATTGCTCGGGCTGGACCCGGACGACGACAACGGCGAGCGGGCGTGGGAGGTGTGCGCCGATGCCCTGGACACGGCCCATGCTGCCTGCTTTACTCCCGATGGCGGGCCCGCATAGCCCAACCCCTCACTGCCCCCCTGACCCCCGGGTTACTGATAGCCCGGGGGTCAAGTCTGCTTTGTGGGGCAGCAAGGTGTCACACGGGAACCTCGCGCAAGCACGGGCTACTCTGTGCCCTTGTTTACCAGCAGCCTGATGGATGGGCGGCCCTCCAGATACTGATTGATGGAGGCGTGCTGCTCGATGATCTGCTTCCTACTGATGGTTGACCGGTAGGCTGACCGGAAAGCCGCACGCTCTGGTGCCATGGCTCCCTCGTCCTGCATCGACAAGGCACGCCAGCCACCCGCCGCCGCGATGCCTGCCTTACAGGCTGCACGGTGCAAGTCGGAGCCGTCGAACTCCCAGCCAGATCCGGGTGGATAGTTGCGGCCCTTGCTACCCAGCATTTTGATGGTCTCGCCCCAGGCCTCGTCCGACTGGTCGAGGCTACTGATTGTGGCCTCCGTGGTGTACTGCTTGAGGACGCCAGGTTGGGGCCAGAACTTCTCGCCTGATTCCACAAAGGCCATGGTGGCAGCCATGGTCTCCTCGTTTCCCACGTTGCGGAACACTGCACCGTATGCGATGAGCCCCAACTTCACTTTGCGGGGATCGTCCCAGGCTATGGGCCGTTTGAAGCCGCTGCTTTCGAGGACATCAAACACATCCTTGATAGTTTCTTGGTCAGCCATTGTCTGCTCCTGTCTTTGGGGTAAAGTCTACAACCACCACTGGCGGCGGGGCGTGGGTCTCGTCTGCATCGTCGAGTAGGTCACGCACCGACCGGTACTCCTGGCGTCCGTTGCTCTGCTTTGGAGCATGGGTAGGCTCGGGCTCATGGGCGAAGTCCAGATAGTCTGCGAAGTTGCTGGGCCGCAGGATGGTGGCGATGGTCAGCCCCTTCTCCCGCAGGAAGGTGGCCCGCTCGTGCTTTGAGAACATCCACCACGAGACAACACGCAGCACCTCCGCCTCGCTGTACTCGGTGACCCTTGCAGCCAGCACCCGGTGCCTTGCTTGGTTCAGCTTCAGGGGACGCCTGTGGCCTGCTTGCTTGCGGATGTCGTTGACCTGATCCCACAAGTCCTTGAGACCTAAGTTGGACGTACTCTTTTCTGTACCTTGTAAGGGTGTAGTTTTAATAAGAGGATCGCGCCCGCGTGAGTGTCCGGTTTCTGTCCGGTTCTTGTCCGGTTTAGGCTCGCAAGTATCTGATATTGTTGGGCCGGCTGTCCGGTTCTTGTCCGGTTCTTGTCCGGAATCGTGAGTAACCCAATCATTCCGGAAGGTTAGCGCCTCCCTTTGAAACGTGTGTGCCTTCCACTTGCTCCACCCTGTGTAGTCCATCAGGTCGCGCACCGTCACCGTGGCCCCGCTGCCAAGCAGGTGCCACATCCACAAGTGTGCCACCACCTTGGGTGCCTGGTTGTCCCGGGTCCACCTGACTTTGACAAGCTCCGCAATCCACTCGGATGGGGCTGGGTGCCACTGCTTCATGTCGCATCTCCTCATTGTTCCCTCGCTGTTGCAACCCCCCCGGAGCGACCGAGGGGGTGGCCCTACTCGGGCCATGCAACATGAGGAACCGGTTGCCCGGCACTACCAGTGTATCACAACTCGAACTTCCATCCAGGCCCACCCATGATCTCCACCTCGACCTTGGGATTCTCCAACTTGGAACACCACAGATCCCTGCACTCCAGGTACACCACCTGCCCGTCATCGCCGTACACCCCCCCCATCTGCAACGCATCCATCAGGCTCTTCGCTGCGTTATCGAGGTCGAATCTTACTGGGCGTGGCATGCGCCCGTCAGGGTCTTTGCGCCTTAGCAATCGCTGTGGCCTGGAAGAAACGAACCGTACCCGCACACCCACCGGTCCCTCTAAGGGTGGCTGCTTCCAGTAGGCCTTGATGTGGGCGGCTGCTTTGTCCAGCCACTGCCGTGTCTTCAGGGGTAGGTAGGCACGGGCATGTCCACCACGGGTAGTCACCCTGGGCCTGCCCATCGGCACCGGGTTGCCAGGTATATCAATGAAGTACCTCATCTGGATGCCAGCATCTCAATGGCCATGAGTCTCTCATAGGGCAGCAGTTGCAGCGCGGTGAACAGGTACCACAGCACGTCACTGTCCGGCTGGCGCTTGCCGCTCTCCCACCTGCTCAAGGTAGGCTGGTTCGCTACCCTGCCCAGGTCGCGCATCCTCTGCACCACATCGGTCTGTGTTAGGCCCAACTCCTTGCGCTTGTCAACTACAAAGCCACTGAACGTGGGGCCCCCGGACCAGTCAATCTCCACCTCCTTGATCTCTTGGGTGACATCCAAGGGTGGTATCTTTTCCTTCGACCAAAATCTGTCCGGGTTCATGGGTTCTCCCCTGATAGGGTTGCTCTTGAGTTGATTCTTATTTGGCTATCTTCAATCAATACCTTGCAGTATATACTGTAATGCGATACGCTGCAAGGTGCAACCAAACAAGGAGTAGAGACCATGGATGTTTCGCAACTGTTCGAGCAGTTCTCGAAAGCACTGCACCTGGAGAGGATGGTCATTGAAGACCGCCTCCACGAGTTGGAGCAAGAGGACCCCCCCATCACCCCCACAGTAGAAGAGGAGGTGGCTGATGAACCCCAACGTTGAGGTAGCCCTGGCCCTGGGAGGATTCCTTGAGGGGCACATGCTCTCCCCCACCTATGTACACATCGTGGATGGGGAGGCCACCATCGGCGTGACCCTGGAGGACCTGAAGCGTGTCTCCAAGGGACGCACCGTCACTCAAAGGAAGATCAACGGAGCCATTGTCTCCTACTACATGACTTGCGGCCCCATCACCGTGACTGCCAGCGCACTGGTACCCCATCAAACCCCCGACATCGTGACAGAAGAGGTGACGCTATGAACACCAATACAATCCTATGGGAAGGCGACGTGCCTGCATTCCTGACCGCCTTTGTCAAGGCACAGAAGGACATGGACCCCGCCGTGAAGGGCTCAAGCAATGCCCACTTCAAGAATACATACGCAGACATCGGTGCGGTGCTTGAGGCTGCCTTGCCTGCCCTCAACAAGCACGGCATCTCCCTGCTTCAGTTCCCTGGCTGGGACCACGAGGCAGGCCAGCCCTCCATGAGTACCACCCTGGCGCATACGTCAGGTGGTCGCCTCACCTTCACATCCTCCTGTCCCATGGGCAGGGGGGATGGGCCCCAGGCCTATGGCTCGTTTGTGACGTACCTGCGGAGATACACCTGCCAGGCAGCCCTCGGTCTTGGGTCCGAGGACGATGACGGAGAAGGTGCAGAAGGCAGGGGGAAGGACAAGCCAGCCCCCAAGAAGAAGGCACCCGCTCCCAAGAAGGCTGCCCCCCCCAAGGAAGAACCCAAGGAGTGGACCGACAAGCAACGCAAGACCTTCATGGCTCGCATCGCACTGCCTGACATCGATTGCGGGGGGAAGGGTGGGTACGAGGCCATCAAGAAGATGTGTGAGTTGATGGGTGCCCCGTCCCCATCCCGCATGTCAGAGGACAGGCGCAAGGGGCTCATTGTCTACTGCCTCACCGAGGCAGGGAAACTCAAGTTGTCCGATGCCTACGCAGTCATCGACTACCACACACATGGCTTGTCGCAAGACGAGGAAGGTGCAGCATGAACACCAACGAACTGTTGCAACAAGGCCTGGATCTTCTGCTCCACATCGAGGACGAGGCAGGGGTGTTGACCGAGGAGTCCGTTGCCCTTGTGGATAACTGGCTGGAGGGCACCACCGACAAGTTGGCTGGCATCTTCTACGTCAGGCAGCAAACCCGTGGGCAAATCTCCATTCTCAAGGAGGAGGAGGCACGCCTGAAGTCCCGCCGGCAGGCTATGGAAAAGCTTGTGGAATACCTTGGGGACAACGCCATGTTCCTGCTCAAGCAGAGGGAGGCGTTCGGGGAGGAAGCAAAGATGAAGACCCCCCTCTACACCGTATGGGTGCAGACATCCAAGAGCGTGGCACTGGCGGACGGGTCCACCATCGAGGACGTGCCGGAGAAGTTCCGGCTGCCCCAGCCTGACAAGCTGGACAAGGCAGAAGCCAGGCAAGTGATGACCAACGGCATGGGCATCCATGGCCTGGAACTCATCGAGTCTGAATCAGTGCGGTGGAGGTGACCATGAAAGACGCATACGCAGGGTGGGACATCACGCCCGCAGACATCTATGACTCGGATCTCACCACCTGCTGGGGGTGTGAAGAAACGGTGTGGTGGCACGAGACCTCCAAGGGAGACGATGGGCAGCAAAGGTGCGCCGATTGCCATGCCGACCACGTTGATGAACTCAAGAAGGAAGGGGTGATCCTGTGATGGACTGTATCTGGCTTGACCTTCTGGGCGTGTTCGTCCTCTTCCTGGGCCTTGCGGTGATGATGGCGGGGCGGTGGGTATGACCCATAGCGAGAGACAAGACGCCATTGACCCGGGGGCCGATCTTGCTGGAAGCCTCTTCCTTGTAGACCGTATTATTGAGTTGGAGGATGAGAAAAAAGAACTGCTGGCAGCACTGCAAGCACTGGTAGCACAGCGATCCGGGCACTCGACGGCTTCTATGTTGATGCAGAAAGCATACACCGTGGCACGCGCAGCAATCGCCAAGGCAGAAGGAGGTGTGGAATGACCACCTTTGTCACCAACATCCGGTGGGCCCTGGTGGCCCGGGGCTGGAACCCCCAGCACCTTGCGGAACGCATGCCCCTGACCTGGGGCGTATCCCTCTCCTCTCGTGTCTCCCGTGTGCGGAGGTACACACGGGGGGACCAGGACCCCAAGTTAGGGGATGTGGAGGCTTTCGCCCTGGCCCTGGAGGTACCCCCGGGGGTACTGGCCTTTGGGGTGCTAAGGGAGTGGAGCAACAACTCTAAACCGGGTGAGACCCACCCACAAACGGAGGCCAACAATGGCTAACAGTGTACACCTCGTAGGCAGGCTGGGCGCAGACCCAGAGGTAGTAGAAACCAAGACCGGCACCGCCGTCACCAAGCTCCGGTTGGCAACAACCGAACGGAGCAAGGGAACCGATGGAGAATGGGGCGAGTCCACCGAGTGGCACAACATCGTCTGCTTTGGCAAGACGGCAGAGAATGTCGCCAGGTTCACCCAGAAGGGCAAGGAACTCTACATCGAGGGCCGACTCCAGACCCGCAAGTGGCAGGACCGGGACGGGAACAACCGGTACAGCACCGAGGTGGTGGCCAACAAGGTGGACTTCATTGGCCCCAGGTCAGAACCCAGGGAGCAGGAAGCACCACAGCAGCAGGAAGACGGCGATAACGTGATGCCCTTCTAAGGTACCCAACTGGCACCTTATGCCTGTTCACCCCAAGGGCGCACAGTCCTAGGGCAAACCCAGAACCCCCCCCGGCCAGGAGTAGAGAAAGGCCGGGGGGGGTCGAGGATAGTGCCGCCGTAGACACTGCCTTGAGGGTAGCAAGTGAACGCTACCCGGGCAAGGCTATTCTGTGCCCTCGGCCTCTTCTGCCGCCACTTCCTCCACCTTGGCAGGGGGTGCCTCGGCTTCAGGTTCGGCGGGGGCCACTTCAGCGGCATCATCCCCCGTGACTGGGAGTTCAGGGGTGAACTGGCACGTACCCCATGCGGACGAGACCACCAGGGCACCACCAACAAAGCCCGCCTTGACGCGGTGCTGATCCATGAGTTTCTTCAGGTTCATTGCTTCTTCCTCCGCCCCCCACCTATCACAGGTCGGTAGATAGCAGCAACGTGTAGGTAAACCACTTCTGCTGGGAGGCCATCCAGATCCCCATGGCCATGTCCCAATCTTCAATCTTCTGCACCACCTGGCATCCGGCTGACCAGCGGTTCACGTACTCGCTGAAGTTCTCACCAGCATGGTGGATGTTCGCACCTATCCAGTCTGACTCAAGCTCATCAGGGGTCTCGGTCCTGCGGAACTTGACTGGAGCCCCCCGCTGGCACAAGGCCATGTACTTCCCCCGGTGCTTGTCGAACTTGTAGGCACGCACGTACTGCCCAGGCTCCAGGGTGGCAGCTCCATCCACGTTCATTGGCGAGTTGATCCAGTAGGTACCTGGGTCCGTGGTGCAGGCCACCACCTTGTGTTCCCAATGGTTCCGGCACCACCAGACAAAGTGCATGCGGTCATCAAACTTGTTGGGTACCCCAGGAACACTGCGTACACCGATGGTGTTGATGTCCCCCCCAGTGTAGACCTCGTATCCTTTGTCCCTAAGAACCTGGAGGATGGCTGGTTCCTGGGCCGTATCTCCCGTAGGACGGGTCTCAAGGGCCTCCATGGTGCGAGGGCCTACGATGCCGTCTACCTCCAGCCTCTCTGCCCTCTGGAAGAGGCGCACGGCACTGGCTGTGGCAGGACCAAACACTCCGTCAGCCTCAAGTGGGCCAAAGGACAACTCGGTGAGTCGTGCCTGTAGTTGGCGTACCTTCTTGCCCCTGGCTCCTGCCTTCATTGGTCTAACTTCTCATGGATGTGGTCCAGCTTGGCCATTATCTCGGTCATCAACCTATCTGTAAGGGTGTCCATGCGCTTGGCTTGGGTCTTGCTCTGCCACACCAGGAAGGCAATGAATGCCCCAGCCATGCCGGCATCGCTAAGTATTCCTGGCAGGTCTTCCATCACTTGCAGTCCACCGCCTGGCAGATGGCAGCCAATGTCTTGCCTTGCTCTGCTACGTCCACCCTCATGGCCCGCTGCTCCACCATGAGCGTCTCCATCCTCTCCAGCCCAACAGGGTGGCCGGGCAGTACCATGTGGTGCTTCACGTCCACAGACAGGTTGGCCACATCCTCACGGGTATCCAGCATGCGGGCGAACATGCCGCCAGCACTCCAAAGCACAATGGTGACCCACACCGCTGCCTTGCCGAATACCTCAATAGACATTCCCACCCCTACTTCTTGGCTATTGTCTTCTTCTTGGCTTTCCTCTTGGCCTTGCGTTCTGCCTTCTTCTCTGCCCTACGGACACGCAGGGCTCCAAGAAGAGGGGCCTGGGGTGAACGTCTTGCAGCCATGCTGATAGCCCACTGTAGAAGCTCATCCAGGTCGAACTCAATGGGGATCCGCAAGGTGCTGCCCTCGTCGATAGGCTCACCTACGGTGATGGGTACCGCCCCTGAACCCAAGAACGCATGCAGCGCACTGAAGGTCAGCTTGGTACCGGTGGTGTCTCGCACCACAAGTTCGTGTTCCATTACTCGTCCTCCACGAGAATGCGTTTCACATCCTCCTGTGTGGAGGCGGCCACCTTGAGATCCCGCACCACCGAGGCCCTGCCGTCTGCCCGGAGGAAAGGCCCGCAGATGTCCAGCGTCAGCGTGCCGGTCGCCACGCCCCACATGCGCCCATTGACGCCATTGCAAACATGATTCGTTGCTATCGTGTAGTCCTCGAACTCGAACATTGCAACCATCACGCACCTACCTTGATGTGACTGAGATTGTACTTCAACTCCAGAACATCCAGCGCCGATCCAACCTGCGCCGGATCACTCCACCAGACCATTGGGAACAGGGCGATGTACACATATGTGCCCTCGGTGTCGAGCTTGACCGTCTGCCAGCCTCGTTGACTGTCGTTACGAAGCCCATTGGTTCCGTAATACCCATTGAGCGGGGACCGGTTGTCCCGGGAATCCTCAAACCAAAACTTGACGAATCCCTTATTTGTGTCATCCATGTTTGGATGATGTGGCAGTTCGATCACTGCTGTGTCGAGTTGGTTTGTTGCCCCAAACAAACCGCCGCCTTGGGTATAGGTATCGTACCAGTCGATACCAGCCGCGTCGTCTCCTCTGGCCCTTGTCTCTCGTTGGAACCAGTCCGACGATGCGCTGTTTGCTTTTGTGAAACCAGAGGCGAAGTAGTGAAACTCGTTTGCACCTCCTGTGGTCTGGTTCCCGACAAATGGAGGCGTTGGGTTCGCCGCCACCAGCACCGCCCCGCTCCCGATATCAGTCTTACTGAAAAGGAATCCGACACCGCACCCGATGCCGATCCCATTCCCGGATCCTGACGTGTGGAACGGTTCGCTCAACCTCATGGCCACGGTCAACTGACACTCACCATGCCGCCACCGATTGTCCGTTACTCCAGACAATGCGTGGGCATCCAATGGGCGAGGATCCATCTGCGTTTTGAAAATGATACAGGGGGCGTGTTGATGCCTCGTGTTGCCCATCGGGAGGCCGCCGCCCGGCTCCCAGTCTGAAATCTCCTGGTGGGTGCGCTCAAAGCGCATCGATGTCCCGGTGGGATTCGTGATGTTCCACTTCGCCAACTCGGTCGAGCCGCCCCTTGCGGTAATGTGGTAGTTCGATGTCCCAAGCGGAACATCTGTCCACTCCTCCACCGCCGCCGCACCACCACCGCCAGCGACAACAGGAGCAGGGGGAACGGTGCGGGTGGTGGCTACGCCAACAGATCCGTATCGAACAGCCATCAGACCAGAACCTCAATGTCAATCTGTGCAGTGAACTGGCTGGTGCCAGCATCACCCTTTGCAGCCAGGATGAGGGAGCCCACGGAGTCACCACCGGTAGTCGCAAGCTCGTACATCAACTGCTCCTCGGAGTCCAGGGGCGGGGCTGTAGCTGCATAGGCAACCACCACATCCAGGTTGGTACCGCTGGCAGCCTCACGTACCTCGAACTCTACCGTGGTGGCAGCGCCGGAGTCCTTGATGACGCGCACCCTGCGGATGACGCCACGGGCCGGGACGGTGATGGCATCGAACTCCACAAAGGAAGTGCCCACACTTCCCTTGGTTCCGGTAACCCTCAACCAGTTTGCTTTACTTGGTACGCCTGGCATGTCCTCTCCCTATTCTGTAAAGCCGCGAAGCTCTTTCTCTTGTTGGCTCAATATGTTGTGTCTAATCTGCACATCGCTGGGTGCTTTCATTGGAGTATCCAATGACAAGGCATACAGCCACCATGTCCCGTCACCGTGTCGCTTGAAGGACGTTTCCTCGTCCGCGCCAATCACCCCAGCCCGAATAAGGGTGCTGGTCCAATCCCGGATGTTGCGATCTAAGCCCATAGCTGTGGCCAGCCACATTAGCCCCAGGAAAATAAAGGAGCCTTTCGGGCTTGCGAACCGATACTGCACCTCCAGATCGCCCTCTTTGAAGACCGTCTCTCCTGGTATCAGTTCATCCTTGCTCACGCTTTCAATATCCAGCCACCCTTGCATCACGTCCCAAAGCCCAGTGCTCTGAAAAAACACCACATACCGTGCGTCAATCAATCCATCCGGGGCAGTAGGTGTAGACTCCAGCCTTCCAATATCCTTGGCAAAAGAGAACTGTGGAGTTTGCAACAGGTTCTCTACTGCCTCGTCCACCACCCGCCTGGGGTTGATCGATCCTCGGTCGAACATTGCATAAACAGCGTTTGCCATCACGCCAAAGGGAATCAATGCGGGGATGTCTGGTCCGTAGTGGATGGTTAGAAACTCATCGTACTCTTCGCCCATGCGTGCCCAAAGTCGCGTCCTCGCGTAGTCACCCTCATTCACCCAGGTACCCGCCTCTTGGTGCTGCTGGCGCGTCCACACAGCGATTCTACGCAGGTTCCGAATACCACCCGGGTCTCGTAAAAACGTCTGGACGACCTCAATGGTGTTCTGCCGGGCAAAGGCATAGAACAGCAGGTATCTGGAAGCAACAGCCCTTTCTGCCCCGGAGATTGCGCCGTAGTCGAGCAAGGCGTTGCGGGCCAACTCGGCTGAAACCTTTACGGTGTTCCCACGAATCAACGACTCACGAAACACTCCCTCACGAAAGGCCATGTCTGCCTGCTCAACGATAGTGTTGAAGATGTTCTTCTTGCGTGGGTCAATCCACCGCATGGCCTGGGTCATCCATGTAGCTTCCTGAAGCTTCTTGTTGACGCCAGCAAGACGCCGCCAGTCCGCCATCATTGCATCGCCAAACTCGAATGAGACCTGGGAGAACCGGATGTTGTGCTTCTCGATGGCCTCTTCCAGCATCCTCTTTGTCCACTTGACCCCAGCAGGAGTCTCGAGGACAACATCGTTCGCGGACTTGGCCATGTACCTGCCCTGTGTCCAGGTAGATGCGTTCCTGAAACCAGGCACCCGTGCCTTCTGTGCTACCCGCGCTGCCCTACCCAAGGTCCCGTCAGGAATGGCCTTGACTGCGGCCCAGGTGTACCCGGGAGCAGTGATTGAAACAATGTAGGGGGCGCTGACGTTGTTGTTGCCCAGGAAACGCCCATTGAGCATGGCCGTGCCACCCAGGTAGCCGCTAACCATGCTGCGCTTAAGTCCCCGCCAGAAGGAAAATATGTGGCCAACAACAAACTCATATGTCTTCTCGTCTCTAAGGCGCAGCACCTCCAACTGTTTATCCAGCTTTCCACTGGCAGAATCCCCCATCAGTTCCTTTGCGGTTTTAGCAAGATCGGCGTCTACAAACGCACCGCGCTTACCAGGAAACACCATTGCTTCTGGGAAGAAACCATAGTCCAGCTTCCGGCCCTTGGTGCCAATGCCCAAACCCATTGAGCCCAGGTGCCCTGCCAACTTGGAGGAGTTCATGTCAGTCAGGGTCTCAACGTAGGAACTGATAATCATTTCTTCAAAGGTCTTCTTCCACCCCTTGTAAAGGTCTGTGCCTTCCACCATGCCTTGCTTCAGAAGGTAGTCCTTGACTGCATCCTTCAACTCTTTCAGGGGAAGAATGATGTTGGTTACCCGCTCCTCAAGGATCCGCTGTGTCTGCTCCATGACCACACGAGGGTTGATGACACCCTTAGACCACAACTCTCCCATCATTTGCTCGACCACTTCTTTACGGCTGGCAGGCTCTATTCTCTCAAGCAGTTTCGCGTCACCCAGAACCTTGGCCAGGGTTTCTGGCACACCCGCTGTAATCAACGCCTCGACGAACATGTCACTCTCACCGCTTCTGCGGCCAAAGCCCCACAACAACTCCGGGTATTGAGACGCCAACTCCTGTGTGGACCTGGAGATAATAGCGGTGCGTGCCTTGTCCAGGCCCCAGGTAGCAATGACTGCAAAGACATCGTCGCCGCCCGGCTTTATAAACCCAAGGTCCACCTTGGTGCCAAGGCCGTGCCCCTTAAGCCCTACCTGCCTGGCTCTGGCCAAGTCAATAGCAGCGAACACGCTCTCCCTGGTCAGTTCGGTAAGTCCCGCGTCCTTCAACTCTTTGACGAAGGTGGCACGAGCGTTCTTCTCAATGTTGAAGCTCTTTCCAAAGAACATCGTAACAATGGACGCCAACTCCCCGGTTGCATTCGGGGCAACATCGTGTCCCTCCTTGATAGCAATGTCCTTGGCCTCCTCCAGCAGGTCCGCCATCATGCGATCCAGGCCCTCACCCGCCCCGTACTTCCGGGTGTATTCGCTAATCTTTTTGGAAAACATGGAGTCTAGGCCAATCAGCTCCTTTTGCGTAGCGTCAACCCACTCCCTCAATACGATGGGGGCCCTGCCCTTCAGTTTCACACTTGCCACCGGGGGGCTACCCTTCTTCAGGGCTGCTCGGACTCCCCTGTAGATAAGCTCCGTGTTCCGAAGAACAGACAGTCGGCGGATGGTTGGCACGGAGGCTCGCTGCCAAGCAGCGCCGTCGTACCTGACCTTCACTGATTCGGTGCTGGCCTTTCTCCAAGCACCAGCCTCCAGGGCCTGCTGAACAAACAGCGTATCGTTTGGAGTCAGCGCCTCTCCCTTCTTCAGGGACTGGACGATGCCAGTCATCCTCGCGGTCTTGGCTATCTTGGATACACCCACCTCTTGAATGAAGGCCCTTGCCACCTCGCCCCCACGGGCAAACCGGTGGTTCTCACCAATGTGCTCGCCAGCGTTCAGCCTCTTCAGGGTTTGGTTCACGCCATCCTTCAGCAGCTTGTAGGCCTTGCGGGTGACCATTGTGTAGGCACCCACCTGGATGTAGTCATTGGGAATGAGGTTGGCGAAGTGCTCATGGAGACGCTTCTGGGCCATTTCAGCAAGAACCTGGAACGGAACATCGTCTGCACGCATGGTCAGCGCGGCAGTTTGAAGAGTGTCTACAATCTCCATGCCCTGGGGGCCCTGGTTTGCCAGCCTGTGGGTGTCGTCCCATGTCCCCCCTTTGAGGACGGCGGTTATCTTGGCATGGATGTCCTGAAGTTCAGCCATGACCGCTGCTGCTTCAGAACCTGGCTTCGTCTTGATTGGTTTTCCAGAGATAACCGCAGCAGCAATGTCCCTGGCCATGGCTTCTGCCAGCCTGCCCGGGGTAGAGGCTCGCTCAATAGCCCTCGCTGTCTTGGCGGTTACATCCAAGCCCTGCCTAAGTGCTTCGCCCTCGCGATACAGGATCTGGCTTTTAAGAAGAGCGTATGGATCAAGCACAGCATCAATGCCACGATTGACCTGCTTCGCGCCTGTACGAGCAGCCTGCTTGGTATAGGCGATAGTGCCTGCTGCCGCCTCGGGGAGGACCTTGGAAGCAAAGGCAGCCCCAACAGCCACCGCGTCTGCCGTAATGTCAGCAGTACGAGCCCCAACCTTCAGGGCACGAACAGCAACAGGCTTTAGAACAGGGATGGGCGTGACTGGGAGAAACATCTCTATCGACATTCCCATCCAGAACGGAACATTGGGATACCCCATGGCCTCCCAGAAGTGGCGGTACACCAAGAGGTCCATGAAGTCATCGCCAAGAAAGCGGCCAAGCGCCATGGAGACTGCCAAGTCCCGCATGTAGGACCCGGTTTTGACCTCGGCCCTATCTCCCATGGTGCGCTGTGCCTCAAGGGCTACAGGCACGAACATAGATGCCTTCAGTGCGTAGTCAATCGGATTGAAGCTACCCTCCTCAATGTTCGCCAGCGCTTCTTCCTGCAACTTCCACAGCTTGTAGTTCCAATCGTCCTCGTCGAGCGGCTTACCGTTCTCGTCTGTTTCAAACGAGAGGTCATCCATGATTGCCTTGGTAAGGGGACGAATCATGCTGCCAAGGTTCCGCATCGCGGCACCAGCGCCAGACTCGTATGGAATGCCCTCGGCAGACTCGGTGGTGGTGATATCGTGAAGTAGGGCCAGTCCCCTGGCTGTCAGCGAGACCTCCTCTTTGACCTCACCCCGAATCTTCACATCCGTAAAGGCGTTGTCCCTGTAGTCCTGCCACAAGACCTTGCCCAGGTCCAGAATCTCTTCCTCCTGCCTCTCCCTTGCTGCACCGTTCTTTGGTGACACGCCTGGCTGATTGAAGAAGTATCCCCTTGCCTGCTGCTCGAATACACTGCGCTGGTCCTCCAGGTGTTGCTTGACCAAGACGGAAAACCGTCCGTCGATGGCCGGATCCCTGGCACCACCTGTGTGGACACCTCTTGCGTCTACATCCTGAATGGCTTGGGTGCGTAGCTCGGAGTTGATGCGCCCGTAGTTCTCCTTCTTGATTCGCTCCGATTCCAGGTATGTTTCCTGCTCCTTGGGGGCAATGAGCGGCTGTCGAAGGAAGGATTGAGCCAGGGCCACAATGGGGGCCTTGGTCTCAATGCCGGGCCTTGCTGCCAGTTTTGGTATCTGCTGACCACGAGCGGTGCGGGGTACATCTCGAATCTCCCGCGTCTTGGCAAGGGCCTGCTTCTTTGCCTCGATGGGATCAACACCCTGACCGATCAGTTCCGTCTCGATGGCAAGACGCGCCTCTACAACGGCACGAGCAAGGCCTCCAGAATCCACCCTCCTGGTTGGCATCACCTCCCCAGCGGGGCGGGGGTCTACGGGCTGTGGTGGGTCTTGTTGTCTACGCAGTATGTCATCGTACAGACTCTGGGCACCCACATCGGTGTACTTGCCCGACAGGGAGATTGCCCGACAGGGAGATGTACCTCTGCTGGTTCTCTGGCGTCAGCGCCTGGAGGTCTTGTTCGGAGACGGGCATCTACTGTCCTCCTGCCACCCTGCGAGCCATTTCCTCCTCGCTGATGATTTCGGTGGTCAACGTCACCGGGGCAGGAGGACTGTAGATGGTTTCTGTAGAAAGCGGTTCTTCCTCGGCAGGCAACAACTCTGTAGAAACACCATCAACAGGCGTTGCCCCAAGCATCTTCTCTTCTACTTCTGCCTCCATGCTCTCTACGGTTGTTTGTTTTACTGGTATATCAACACCGTCTTTGCGGCGCTTATGAATCTGAAGGGCCATGAACCGCTCAAGGATCTGGTCCCGCTGCCGCTTGATGTCAGACGGTGGTGCCTGCCTTCCAACGGACTCTTCGGCCAGCGCCTGTGCAGCAGCTACAACCTGCCGCCCCTCCAGGGTTCCTCCAGCCACTTGCTCAAAGATTTGCTGTGCCTGGTCCCACTCAATGGAGTCCCGTGTTGGGGGAAGGATCCCACCCGCAACGGACAACAGGCTCTGTGCCCGGATTCCTTGCTGAAGGAGAATCTTCTCCGCATCAGACATCTTGCCGAAACGCTCCTGCTGTTTGCGCTTGGCCCCCTGCTCTGCGGCGAACTTCCCACCCTTGAACACCTTCTCTCGCAGGGAGGCCTCCTCCCGAACCCGCTCCTGGAATGGAGACAGTAGTTCACCAGCACGGGCCCTGACCGCCTCCTCTGTGACATCAGGCGCTGCCTCCAATGTCTCCAGGCGCTCCTCGATGCCGGCACGCTTCTCCAAGAACTCACCACGCACACCCTCTCGGGCCTCAATGGCTGCCCTGATGGACTCTGCCTCGGCGCTGCTGCCCTGGCCTGCCTCAATGAGCTTACCAACCTGTTCCCGCAACTGCCCCAAGGGGGCCATAGCTTTGCGGCCAGCATCTTTAGACGCCTTCTTCACCGCGTCTCCGTGCTTGGTTGCATCAATCTCAACAACGTCTACTCCGCTCCATTCAGAAGCAAGCCGCTCCGCAGAATCAACAGACGCTTGCGTTAGCCCAATGCTGTTGGAGCGATATGCGTCCAGAATCAAGTCCTTCATTGCAATGGCGGCGTCTTGCATTCGCAGATCGCTACCCCTTGCTGCACGCAGGGCTTCTCGTTTGGCTGCTTCTTGCTTCCCAAGAGCAGTCCTGACTTGGGATTCTGCTACACCAAGGTTTTGGCCACTGATTGCCCCGGAGATTTCATTGCCCAACACTGACAGTTTGGAAGCATCGTATGTGCCAAGGTTTTTCATCTTGGTCTCTGCATTAAGGCGGGCGTTACGGCTGGCCTGCTCTGCTTTCACCAGTTTGTCGCTCGCATTGACGGCATCCATTGCGCCAGCCGTTGGGGTGGCAGACTTGGCGATAGTGGCAGTTGCCTTGTCCCACGCAGCAATCTGCTTGTCCATGGAAGCAATCTGGCCGTCCAGCAGGTCCCTGTAGGCTTGCTCGCTAATCCGCTGCCCAGCCAACTCGGCGCGTGAGGTGGCAATAGCCCTCTGCATCCGGTCGTAGTTCGATTGCGTGTATGCCTCGTAGTAGCCCATCACTCACCTCCCAGGGCTTCGATATTCAGGTCGCCGCCACCGGAATCGTCACCCACTAAGTCACCAATAAGGCCCAAGACCTCCTCCCCGTCCTCCAGTGTCTCAAAAGACTGGCCCACGTTCTTCTTGGTCTCGTCGTTGAGAGCCTTCTGTTCTTTAATCTGTGCTTGCGCCTTTCCTATTCCTTCAAAGTCAATGCCGGATGCTGCCTCCGCTGTTTCCCTGGCAACTCTCTCCCAATCAAAGGCGTCCTCGTCCAGGCGCGTAGCCCTCTTTTCCAACAGTTCCTCAAGGAGTTCCTTCTGTTGCGCCCTCTTCGCCAAGTCCTGGCGCAGGAGTTCCTGCTGGGCAATGGCCATTGTCTGGGCCCTGCCGGTCTCCTGTTGCTGCGCTCCACGGAAGAAGGCACCAGCGCCTACGTTCTGGCTGGCGGCTGCCTGTAGCGCCTGCTGCTGGGCGGCGCGTTCGTTGGCCAGCATGGGTGCGGACAGTCTCCCGAAAATCTCCTGCTGTTCGGTACCGGTCAGTCCAAGCTCGCCCGCCTCTGCCTGGCGGAGCAACTCCAACAGCCTTTGGTCGGCTAACCCTTCTGATTCAGAATATCTT